CAAACTGTACTTGTTTGAACCCAATGATCAAATCACACGCAATGAGATCACCAACACTGTTAACAGTTTGATGATTGACCTTGTGGCCAAACGTGCTCTTTATGACTACTTGGTTGTTTGCGACTTGAGTAACAACACTCCTGCACGTATTGACCGCAACGAGTTGTGGGTTGACGTTGCTATTGAACCAGTCAAAGCAGTTGAATTTATCTACATTCCATTGCGTATCAAGAACACTGGAGAAATTTCAGGACTTAATGCTTGATCTAAAATGACCGGTTTCGACCGGTCATTGAATTAGGTAAATAAACACAACAGGAGATATAACAAATGCCATCAGCATCATTAAACAAAATGACAGTACCTTTGGCCAGCGATCAGAGTTCGACAACACAAGGTCTGTTGATGCCCAAACTTAAATATCGCTTTAGAGTGATGTTTGAAAACTTTGGTGTCAGTACACCAAGAACAGAATTGACCAAACAGGTAATAAGTTTTGCTCGTCCTAACTTAACATTTGAGAACATAGAGATACCTATCTACAATTCAAAATTGAACTTAGCTGGCAAACACGCATGGGCACCTACTTCTTGCGAAATCCGTGACGATGCGTCGGGTGCTGTGAGCAAGTTAGTTGGCGAACAGCTACAGAAACAAATGGACTTCTTAGAAATGAGTAGTGCTGCTTCTGGAGTCGATTACAAGTTCACAACCAAAGTTGAAATCCTTGACGGTGGTAATGGTGCTACTGCTCCAGTTGTGTTAGAAACTTGGGAATTGTATGGCTGCTATCTTAATAGTGCTGACTATGGTGCATTGAACTACAGTGAAAATGCTCCTGTAACAATTACCATGGGCATCATTTATGACAATGCTAATCAAAGCCCAGTTGGTGTTGGTGTTGCTACAAAAATTGCACGTACCATCGCTGGCTCAGTAAGTGCTGCAGGAATTTAAACGTGTCATTTTTTGGACAAAATTTCCTTAAGGCTATAGATCCAAATTTCGGCAACAATTTTAAAAGCGGGTTCCTAGGTGACAACATTTTGCGTGATTACACTCACGCAAGCAAAACTTTTACCACTAATGCCTACGAACTAAAACCTCGATACAAGTTTCTCTTCCATGTGAGTTTTACACTTAACTTGGCAGAGATTCCTTTTTTGCGTGGTGCTTTTGGCAATGATGATATAACCAATCTCAGTCTGGCAGTAAAAACCATTGATTTGCCAAAGTACAATATTGAAACAGAAACCCTAAATCAATACAATCGCAAAAGAATCATACAGAAAAAACTCAACTACGATCCAATCAATGTAACACTACATGATACCAGTGGCGATTTGATTCGCAAGATGTGGTATTACTACATGAATTATTACTACAAAGATTCATCACAACGTTACTTGGATCCCAACAACACCAATGGCAGCAATGGTGCTGATGCACAGCGTCAAGCAGGTTTTGGCTACAATGCCAGAGACATCTATGCCAAAGAACGTGTGGGCAATGTCAACGACTGGGGATTTATTGGCGAAGCATTCAATGATGGATCAACCAATGGTGTTGCCGGCGGCAAGCCTGCGTTCTTCAGGGACATCAGGATCTATGGCATGGATCAACGCAAGTTTGCTGAATACGTGCTGATCAACCCATTGATCACCAGTTGGAGCCATGATCAGTACAACTACTCTGAAGGTGGTGGTACCATGCAAAATTCAATGACCATTGCTTATGAAACAGTGAAATACTATTCAGGTGCAGTGGGTCGAGCACAATCGGGCGGTGATCCCAACGTGCAAGGGTTTGCTACAGATGCACACTACGACAAAGAACTCAGTCCCATTGCTAGACCAGGTTCAAACGCCACAGTGTTTGGGCAAGGCGGGTTGCTGGAAACAGGTGCTGGTATCATCGGCGATTTGCAAAGTGGCAGTGTGTTGGGCTTGATTGGTGCTGCACAAAAAGCCGCACGTCTTGACAAAACATTCAAAGGCAAAAATCTTGCTGCCATTGCCAAGAGTGAGGCTGTGGCACTTGGCACACAAACGCTGCAACAAGGATTACCTGCAGCCACTAGAGCCGTGGCCAACAAGGCTGACGGCTGGATCTTTCCCACACAAACATTCAATAGAAACAACACCGGTCCCAATCAAAGTCAAGCCGAAACCAACAGATTATTAAATACAAGACGATGAGCACTGTAAATTATACCAATCCCAATGTAGATTTAACTGTCAGAGTTTTTGACAACTTTTATGCCTACGACACCAATGTGCCTGCTGCAGAATATGACATTGTGTACAGTTATTTTTTAAGCACAATGAGCACTCGTCAGGCTGCTGGCAACTTTACTGTGAGTTTGTTTAGGGTGGCAGAGACCACTGGTATATCGCCACTGACCTTGCTGGACGAGTTCAAAGGACAAAACGGTATCAATCTCAGTGCCAGCCTGGCCTACTATCTCAATGCCATTCGCAGTGCTGCCACACTGTTGGGTGTGGGTGTTGCAGTAGTACCTAACTTTTATCAGGCCAGAAACGTGTTGCTATGAGTCGTTGGGCACAGGGCAACTATGTCATACTCAATCGTGAAAAGTATGCGGGCAATGGAACGCCTCGCTACAGATCAGGTTGGGAACTGAGTTTTATGAAGTTCTGCGACACCAACGATCATGTGTTGCAATGGGCCAGCGAAAGCATTGCTATCCCTTATCGTCATCCCATAACAGGCAAGATGACACAATACATTCCAGACTTTTTGATCACTTATCGCAACAGAGACAACACTGTGCGAGCCGAGTTGATTGAAATCAAACCCAAAAGTCAAAGTGTGATCGAGTCAAAAATGAACAGCAGAGACCGTGCTGTAGTAGCAATCAACTATGCCAAATGGGACGCAGCCACCAAATGGGCCAGAAAAAACGGGTTAAGTTTTAGAGTGATAACAGAATCGGATATGTTTCACAACGGTCGTGCTTGACCACTAAATAGGGCATGACCCGTAAACTCGAAGAACTTTTTGAATTACCCCCATCTGAAGACGCCCCTGTCAATGATGCTGGATCCACCCCTGCACAAGACCTGCGTAGTCAACTACAAACCTTAGACGACAACATAGACAAAATTGATCAAGCCCTGCCCGGAGTGCGTGGCCTAGAAGCCAACGACGAAGAAATGGACGGCCTGGCTGACCTGGCCAAAAGCAGTTACAATGACCTAATGGATCTGGGCATGCAAGTTGATAGCAGATTTGCCAGCGAGATATTCTCAGTGGCCAGCAACATGTTGGGACATGCTATCACAGCAAAAACAGCCAAAATGGACAAGAAGTTGAAAATGATTGATCTACAGTTGAAAAAGATGCGACTGGATCAACAGCAAAGTGTAATTGACGCCAAAGCCGCAGATGCAGGCACAGGTGAAGCCATGCAAACAGCACAGGGCATGGTGTTGAGTCGTAATGATCTGCTGGAACGATTGCTCAGCAAAGATCAAAAAGATAAAAAAGAATAAATATGTTACAGGAACCTGATATGAAAAATTTTGCCCATTACCTCGCCGAAAGCGAACGTACCTACAACTATCGTATCAAAATGCTGGGCAAACCGCCTGGTGATTTGGTATCGCAGTTGAAGAAAAAGTTGGATCAATTTGATCCTGTTAAAATGAGTGATCCCCGGACCACGCCTATACAGATCATTCCCACTGACTTTCCCAACAACAAAAACGATTCAGTAACAATGTTTGATGTGAGTTTCAAGTATCCAGCCATTGAGCCACAGATCAAACAACTGGCACAGTTGCTGGGCATGGACCCCAATCACATCATCATGCAGACCACACCATACGTGGATGGCCTGGTAGATGAGTACGAAAAGATTGACGATCAAAACAAAGACCTGTTGGATGACACAGATTATCCTGCCCCTGATGCCGAACAACGTGCATTGAAGAAAGACTACGCAACTGGTCCTTATGACCATGCTGTGTTGAAAAATGCATATCGCAGTGACTTCACCATTGCTGGTGGCAAGACACCACCTGCTAAAACCACAAATGAAATTGCTCAAGGCACACAAAGCCCAATGACCAAGATCACTCGTCCACCCAAGCCAGCAACTGGCGCCAACCCAAGAGGATAATACAATGAGTTTCTTTTACGATTTAAACAAAAAACTAGACAGCATTCGTGCCACACCTGAAGTCACACACCAGCAATTGAATGAGCGTGACATGAGTCGTGCTGCCAAAGGCTATGAAAAGTACGGCAAACAAGGCATGCAAGCATTGGCCAAGGCCGGTCGCGAAGGCAAAGCCCTTGATCCTGTTAGAAAAAAATATGACAAGTATGACAACGACCAAGTGGATGAAGACATGTACAATCAAGGTGGTGTCTATAAAGATTTAGAAATTGAACCAAAACGACCACAACAAAAAGAAAAAGGAATGACTCGCGGTACTCGTCCAGCTCCCAAAGGAGAATTTATGGGCACCATCAAAGGTGGTGTATGGACTGCTGATCCACCCAAGCCAGGTGAAAAAGGAGTACCTGTACCAATGGATCCTGAAGGTGTGAAAGAAGCTGGCATGACGCCTAAACAAAAGTCATTTGCCAAATTGGCACCTCCTGCAAACAAAATCACCTTTGCCGACAAGATTGCCGGTGCCAAAAAAGAAGTTGACGAAATGCTGGGCGATGTGGCTGCTGAAGCCATGCGTAATGCATTGAGCCCCAAACAAAAGAAAATTGACATGAACAAGAATGGCAAACTAGATGCCAACGATTTTGCCATGTTACGTAAAGGTGCCAAGCCTGAAATGGACGAAGAACGTTCCAAAGGCACTGCGTTTGACATGAGCACACCAAGAGCTGCCAAACCCAAAGTTGGTTCAGTAGAACGTGGTCACAAACACGATATCAAGCACACTGCTACAGGCCGCATGGTCACACGCAGAGTGGACGACCAAGGTAATTCAGTGGGTGCAGATGATGATGCTGACACACAAGCAGGACCACGT